GGCCCTATTTCGCTGATGTCGGCTAAGAAAACCAACAACATTGTCGAGTTTCTTGAAGGTCAAGTAGACGACTTGATGGAAATGCGGTATAAAGTCGTCGATAAGGATTGCACTCCAATCCAAAACATTATCGACGAGATTTTTGGCCTGTATTATTCGACACTCTACAAACTGAAATTTCTCGCATAAGGACGTGCTATGGAACTACTAAACCCTTGCAGCAAAGCTGATTATCCTGCGTACAGCGTGGCCTACACCGGCACCGCAGGCAACACAACCGCATGGCCTCCCGGCGCGCAGGGCGTTGTGGTCTGGTCGGATCAGGCTTGCTACGTCGAAGTCGGCGTCGGCGCTGTCGCTACGACCGCCAGCACACCGATCCCACCTTTCACACCAATCCCTTTCGTCTTGCCGACCAACACGTCTGGCGCACCGTGGCGCGTGAGCGCCATTCGGGTGTCCACCGACGGTACGGTTTACGCCAAGCCAATTAACCGGAACTAATCTATGGGCTTCGGCGGCGCTCTTCGTAACGGTGTGGCTTTGGGTCTAGGGAGCATTATCTCGTTTTTTTCGGGTTATGGCCCGGATCAAGCGCAAGGTAATCTTGAAACTGAAAATGGTAACAACCTCGTCCAAGAGGACGGTGGTTTGTTGCTGCTGGAGTAAATTGATGTCAGTAACCCCTTCACCCATCGGCGGCTTTGCAGCGCAGTTTTTTGATAACAACGGTGTTATCCTGTCGGGCGGCAAGATTTTTACCTATGCAGCCGGCACAACTACGCCACAGGCGACATACACCAACGCGTCTGGCGTTACGCCGCACAGCAACACTATCATATTAGACAGCGCAGGGCGCGTACCGGGCGGCGAGATTTGGCTGACTGACGGTCTGGTTTACAAGTTTGTCATTGAGACAGCTACCGCCATCTTGATCGGCACTTACGACAACATCACGGGCGTCAATTCAAACTTCGTCAACTACACGGTGCAGGAAGAAGTCATTACAGCCACCGCCGGCCAGACTGTGTTTAACCTTTCGACGATCAACTACACACCCGGCACAAACTCGCTGACAGTCTACATCGACGGCGTGAACCAGTATGTCGGCGACAGCTATCTGGAAACTGACAGCACTACTGTAACCTTCACCAGCGGCCTGCATGTCGGTGCTGAAGTTAAGTTTACCACAGCCGTTCAGACAACTACAGGCGCTGTAGACGCGTCGATTGTCAGCTACACCTATCCCGCTGTTGGCGCGGTGGGTCAGACCGTTCAGACGAAGCTAGAGCAATACGTCTCGGTCAAGGACTTTGGTGCTGTAGGCGATGGCGTTACGGACGATACCGTGGCTGTTCAAGCTGCGATTGATAGCGGCGCAAAACAATTAGTTTTTCCGGCTGGCGGAACGTATTATTTTGCGTCGGCTGTTCAAATTACGACAGATGTAGTTCTTGAGTGCCACGGTGCTACTTTAATAGGCGCTGGCTGGAACAGCAACGACGATATTTTCCAACTGACCGCCGCCGCAAATGTCAGCTTATTAGGTGGAACATTCGGCGCTTGTCGCTATGTATTTTATGCTACTGCAATCGACAGTTTCACAATTAGAGACACAATCATTGATGACTGTATGATTGGTGTTTTAGTCTATAACGCTGACTCAACAGGATTTTTTCAAGCTTCTGGTAACGCTTTTTCTAATTGCGAAATCGGGATCGACATCCAGAGTGGCACAATCAAGACGGTTGACATTACCAGCAACCGCTTTGAAAATATTGCCTATCGGTTGGCTGCTTCTCGTCCTGCTCCGCTTGATAAAAAGATTGTCTGCGGTCTTTGGTATCAAGACGTTCTCAGCGTTGTTGGGGACTCTATGGTTTCTGTTTGCAGCAACTTTGTTGACGGCGTTACTGGACCTTCTCAGGTTGAAAGCACAGGCGATGAAGAAGTCCATGGGCTTGCTGTTAGCCTTAATGCGATTAGCGTTGTGTCTAGTGTTGTTATGGAAGCAAACACCATTCGCAACACCACAGGTTATCCGACGATGGTGGTGGGCGACGAGGGCCTTCTTGGGCGTGGAAGCCAAGTTATCATGGCAAACAACATCCTTTATGATGCTGGCTGCTCTGAGGGCATGATCTACGCAAAGGGCAGTGAATATGTCAAAGTCGCCAACAATATAATTGAAGTTAGTGCGACAAACCCGAAACTGGCTCTTGTTCGCGGTGTAATCTCTGACAGCGTTAACAGTGAAGCATCATACAATAAATTTATTGGCACACCAATCGGCGTTGTTATCAGAGATACGAATTCTAATTACTTCAACAATGAGTTTTATGGCGCAAGCACTTTTTGCTTTACGTTTCGGCTTGTTGACGGAACTTCGCACATATCTACTTTTATATCCCAAAACTATGCGGACAAGAACTGCGGCACGTTTTTCATAAACGAAACGGCGGACGCTAGCACAGCAACATACGGCGACTTCATTTTTAGCGGGAATACTATTTTAGCAAAGGGCGCGTCTGTAAGCATCAAAGCGGCAAAGAGCCTTGCTTTTCAAGGAAACTACGTCAACCGTATTTTACCAAACGCGTCCCGTGAGCTTATCGCTTTTCGGGCTAACAAGACGATTGATTTGGTAAATATCTGCGACAACAATATCATTAATTTTGATGACAACGCGGGAACTGGCCGAGTTCTAACTGCTCTACTTGACGCAGGGACGGGGCTTTCTGTTGCGCCTAGATTGATGGTTCGCAACAACTATATCGGCACTGGAAACGTGGGTTTATGGATACGTGACAGAACGTATACCGACTTGGTGATTTTTGGTAATCAGTTTTTTTGCACCTCACCATTGTCAGCGTCTAGTATAACTGTGACTAACTACAACATCCAAACGCAGAACGTAGGGATTGATCTGGTATGATAACACCAGCATATAGCCCAACAGCAACTGAGCGGGTTCTCCCGCGCATGGCGCTTGATTTTACAACCGGCGTTTTAGATAGCCGCGTGACGGTCACACGCGCACTAAACACCGCAACCCGCGTCAATAGCAGCGGCTACATTGAAATTGTCAACTCTAATCTCCCGCGCTTCGACTATGATCCGATAACGCTTGCGCCCAAAGGCTTGCTGATCGAAGAAGCACGGACAAACTCTGTCCTTCAATCCGAAACATTCTCGACGACATGGGCGAACTTTGGTTTTTCTCTGGTTAAAAATTACATAGCTCCAGACGGGCAAAATAATGCAACCAAGATTGTCCCTGACAACGCAACTACGTTGGCAAATAATGCGCTTCAGCAAAACGTAAGCAAAGCCGCTTCATCGATAACCTACACTTGCAGCATTTTTGCTAAGGCTGGTGAGTTTAATAGGCTGCGGCTTTTGGTTCGTGATGTTGCTACTGGTAATAACTTTGCCAGAGCTACGTTTAATCTTGGGACAAAAACCGTATCTGATGGGCCGACTGCTGGTGGGACATTTAGTGCTGCGTCTGTATCTTATCAGGATGCGTCGGAAGGATTTATACGGTACTGCCTGACGTTCACAACTGGGACTGAAACTAGCATCCGTCCAGTATTGGTTGTCTTTGACTCTGTTGCCACAACTGGAAACGGAACATCCGGTATATACGCCTATGGCGCTCAACTCGAAGCAGGAGCATTTGCTACCAGCTACATCCCCACAACTACGACCAGCCTGACACGCAACGCTGATGTTGTGAGCATGACGGGCACAAACTTCAGCGATTGGTATAATGCCAGTGAGGGGACGTTCCTTATTAACGCCAATCGTTATTTGGCGACTGCTGGTTTTCCGCGAATGCTATCCTGCTCGGACAACACAGCGTCAAATGAGATTGCGCTCTATATTGCCAACGCCACTTCTCGCGCACAGGTTTTGGCAGTAGACAATACTGTTATCCAAACCAACGGATTTGTGGTCTATAGCGGTCAGCAAATCAATCTATGCGGTAGGTTCAAGTTGAATGGCTTTGCTGGAAGCCTAAACGGTGGAGCAACGTTTACTGATAGTGTCGGCACTATGCCTGTTGGTTTGACGCAGATGACGATTGGTACTGGGCCGTTGACAACATCCCCTATATTCAGCGGACACGTTCAGAAAATATCGTATTGGCCGCAAGCCTTAACCAATGCAGAAGTGCAAGCATTTTCTAAAGGATAATCTATGTCACTGACCAAAGCCACTTATTCCATGATCGAAGGCGCTCCAGTCAGCGTGCTGGACTTTGGCGCTGTAGCTGACGGCGTTACCGACGATAGCGCTGCCATACAAGCCGCGCTTAACGCAGGTGATGTTGTGGTCTTTCCTGCTGGCGTTTATTCAATCGCTGCTCCTGTTGCCATTCAGGACGGACAGACGCTGCATTTGGATGGCGCTACCATCAAACCAACATCCGCGCTGACGGCTGCCGCAATCACTGGAACTTCTATCAGTAACGTTTGCGTCTATGGCGGAAACATTGAGGGTGTAGGCACAGCGTTTGCTACGGGTAATGAACACCTCATGCTGTTTACATCTTGCTCGGATGTTCAAATTAACGGCACTAAATTCACCAATTCGCGCAGCGAAGGTTTGCGTCTTGTGGGCTGCACAAACTGCGTTGTATCAGGGGTGTATGCTTTAAATAACTATGGCACAGGCTTGCAAGATCGTGATGGGAACGGAAATAAGTTTATTGGTGTTACATCAAGTGACAACGGAAACACAAGTGTCACAACATACTTTGGTGGGCGCGGCTTACTAATTTGGAGGTCTTTCAATACCCAAGTTATCGGCGGGACCTTTGCGTCAAACACTGAATACGGTATTCGTGTTTTCTCGCAAGCAGGCGATTTGAGCGCCGCTTCCTGCATTAAAGTGACAAATGCACATGCAGAAGAAAACGGGAAAATAGACTTTTTTGTCTATAATGAAATTGGCTCTGTTACTGAAGTTGAGTTTTCTGGCTGTACTGTCCGGCGCACTACAGACCCAACTTTGGGCTGCATCGGGCTAGAAGGTTCGCTTCTTTCTTGGGTTGGCGGTTCTGTGGTTAAAATTGGCACAAGAATGGCAGTCCCAGCTTTTACGGGATTTGGTTTATCTTTTTCGCTGATTGCAAATTGCAAGGTATCTAACGCAGGTACATTTATTGCGTGGGGGACAACCCTTTGCAATGATGTTCTTGTGAGCGGAAATATTGTTGAGTGCGCCAGAGGAGGTGCTTTAGCTGGCACAAACATTACTTTTCGTGGCAATAAATTTACACATGGCGGGGCGGGTGCCACTGATATCGCTATTGATGCTTTGTCTACATACTCCCCTGTTATTGACGGCAACGAGTTTGATGGGTTCTGGCGCAATGTAAGTTGGGACGCGCAACCTATAACGCTTCTAAACAATACCAGCCGCAATACAACCAATGTGTCATTGCGAATGAACGGCGATGGGGTGGCGGGATTAGTGTCTTCTGGTAATAATTGGGACGTTGGATCAACCCCTACTTTTGTGGCGACAGCTTATCGGCAAGCTAACGTAAATTCTCGTTTGACGGTATACGGCAGCGCTGCACCCACCACTTTAACGTGGGAGCGTGGTGACAGGCTAATCCAAGCTAACCCTACACTTGGTTTACCTAAGTCATGGGTTTGTACTACGTCTGGAACGCCCGGAACTTGGGTAAGTGAAGGTAATTTGTAAGGATTAAGAAATGGCTGACCAAAAGATTTCCCAATTAACAGCGGTTACCACCCCTTTAGGCGGCACTGAAGTCCTGCCTATCGTGCAGTCGGGATCGACCAAGAAGGTAACTGTGGACGAAATGATTGCCGCGCAACTCGCAGCGAACATTGTCACCGAAGCTGGAGCGACACGCACGCTGAGTGCAGGCGACAACCAGAAGGTGATCTACTGCACGTCTGGCTCGGCGGTGACTATTACCTGCGCGGCTGGCCTCGGCGTTGGCTTTAACGTGACCATCATTCAGGGCGGCGCTGGCAAGGTTACTGTTGCGGCCGGTGGGCAGACCTTGGTTTCCTACTCGTCGCTGTTCAGCACAATGGGCCAGTATGCCGTCATCTCGCTAATAGCGCCTGTCGCTGATACATTCGTCGCCGCGGGTAATCTCGGCGTTTGACGTAACGATATTGCTATGCTGCATCAAATGATGTAGTCTAGCCACCAACCGTACTGATGCGGCTCATCAGGAACTCTTTAAGGGTTAAACATGGACGATAATGTCTTTACCGAAGCGGATGCCTCCGCGCCAGAACTCGAAGCCACGGCAGCAATCGAGCCTGTAGAAAACACGACGCCGGAAGAGCCGTCTGCTGAAGCAGAAGCACCCAAGACCTTCACACAAGAAGACTTGGACGCCATTGTAGGCAAACGACTCGCAAGAGAGCAGCGTAAATGGGAACGCGAACAGGCTCAAAGAGCAGAGGAAATGCAGGCCCGGCAGCAGCCGATCCACGACATTACCCCTGAACAATTTGAGACTTACGAGGATTACGCAGAGGTTTTGGCCGAGCGTAAAGCCGAAGAACTGCTGGCACGCCGTGAAAAGGACAGCCAGCAACGTGCAATGCTAGAGTCTTATCACGAACGTGAAGAGGCGGCGCGGGACAAATATGACGACTTTGAACAAGTTGCCTATAACCCTAGCCTTCCAATCACCGACGCGATGGCACTAGCAATACAAGCGTCCGATATTGGTCCCGACGTGATTTATCACTTAGGGCTTAACCAAAAAGACGCCCAGCGTATTTCGCGTATGGACCCCATTTTGCAAGCTAGGGAAATTGGTATGATTGAGGCGCGGCTTTCAGCCGAGCCTACATTCAAGAAAACCTCCAACGCCCCGGCACCTATTGCTCCTGTCACAGCCCGCACCGCTGGTGCGCCGACATTTGATACGACAGACCCACGGTCCGTAAAGTCCATGAGTACGTCAGATTGGATTGAGGCAGAACGGATGCGACAGATCAAGAAGTACGAGGCACAACGCAACCGATAATTTAGGATTATTTCCATGAGTAACTCGATTTTAACCATTGACATGATCACACGGAAGGCTCTCGAAATCCTTGAGAACAACCTTGTGCTTACCCGTAACGTAAACCGTCAGTACGACGACAGCTTCGCTGTTGAAGGTGCCAAGATCGGTTCAACCCTGCGTATCCGTTTGCCGGACCGCGCACTTGTAACTGATGGCGCAGCCCTTCAGGTACAGGACGACAACGAGCAGTTCACAACGGTGACCGTTGCCAACCAGAAGCACATCGGCGTCAACTTCACGACTGCTGAATTGACGATGCAGCTTGACGACTTCGCAGAGCGCGTTCTCAAGCCACGTATCTCGCAGCTTGCTTCGAGCATCGACGCAGACGTCGCCAACGCGTTCCAAACCATTGGTAACTCCGTCGGCACGCCCGGCACTACGCCAGCTACTTCGGCTGTTCTTCTTGCTGCACAGCAGAAGCTGAACGAAAATGCTGCTGTGATGTCGCCGCGTTATGCCACTGTCAACCCAGCCGCAAACGCTGGCTTGGTCGAAGGCATGAAGGGTCTCTTCAACCCAACCGACACTGTCAGCAAGCAGTTCAAGAACGGCATGATGGGTACAGGCGTACTTGGTTTCGAAGAAATCAATATGTCGCAGTCCATCAAGCAGTTCACCACGGGTACCCGCGATGCTGTTGGCGGTTCGACTTCGGCGGCTGTTGCAGCCGAAGGCGCAATCACCATCGCTATCACTGGCGCTGGTAACGGTGACACCGTCAAAGCCGGCGATGTGTTCACTGTAGCTGACTGCTTTGCCGTCAACCCACAGACCCGTGAAAGCACAGGTTCGCTGTTCCAGTTCGTTGCTCTTGCTAACGTCACGCTCGACGGCGCCGGCGCAGGCAACATCACTGTTGCTCCGATTTATTCGGCTGGTCACGCACTTGCTACTGTCAATGCCCTTCCCGGCAACGGCAAGGCAGTTGTGTTTGTCGGCGCTTCGGGCGGCCAGTACGCGCAGAACCTCGTCTACCACAAGGACGCTATCACCTTCGCAACCGCCGACCTTCTGCTCCCACAGGGTGTAGATATGGCTTCGCGTCAGGTGCATAACGGCATCAGCTTGCGCGTTGTTCGTCAGTACGACATCAACAACGACCGTATGCCTTGCCGTATTGACGTTCTGTATGGCTACAGCACGATCCGTCCGCAAATGGCCGTTCGGATGTGGGGCTAATTTAATCACGGCCTCCGGTTCGCCGGAGGCCAACTTTTTTAAAGGATTTTTATCATGGCATTACCAAATGGAGCCGGCGGTTATCAAGTCGGCGACGGCAATCTCGGCGAAGTCACGCTGGGCGTATCCGCAATCCCTACTGCGTACACCGCAGCAGCTACACTGACCACAGCCGACTTGGCTGGCGGCGCAGTTATCTACACGTCAACCAACACTGCTAACCTTGCGCTTCCTGATGTTACTGGCATCAGCGGCGTTAACGCTGACATCAGCAGCGCCAAAGTTAACTCGTCGTTCGAGTTTTCTTTGATCGCTACTAGCACTGGCGTACCTACCATCACCGCTGGCGCAGGCTGGACGTTGGTTGGCGTTGGTACAGGTGTTGCATCGCGCAGCGTATTGTTCCGTGCCGTTAAAACTGGCGCTGAAACGTACAACCTGTACCGCATCGCTGGCTAATAAGTTTGCCCCGGCTTCGGTCGGGGCATCTTTTTCAGGAGTAATAACATGCCCAATAGTAAAGCAGTAGGCGTTGCCTACGCCGACCCTGAGTTTGAAAGCGTTACCGTTACCGGCCCGATGAGCGCCGCTTCGGTCGTTTCAACGGCTGCCAGCGGTGCTGTCGCGTCTAACGCCAGCGCTGGTATCTACATTCTCAGCACAGCAATCACCGCTAACACAACCACCACTTCGGCACCTGCGGGTTCGCTCGGCATTACGACGAACGCTACGGGCCTTGGCAAGCTGTTCTACGCGGACGGCACCAAGTGGCAGTTCATGGCAATCAGCTAACATAGTGGACGGCTTTCGAGCCGTCCATTTTACGGAGTTTCTATGGCTGTCATCTATCTTGTTCACGAAGTCCACGGCGCGAAAGTCGCTATTTCAGAAGAAGAAGCGATTTCTGATGAATATTTTGGTTGGGAACGCTATAATCCTGACGCGCCTGTAAAGGCACCCGTCAACGAAATGCCGGCGCGCAATAGCCGCCGCCGCACAACGCAGGAAGTCTAACCAATGGATACGGCTGGGGACATAATCAACGGATCGCTTAGGCTTCTAGGCGTTCTGGCAGAAGGCGAAGTTCCATCGGCTGAGACGTCGCAAGACGCACTGCGCGCCATGAACCAGATGATCGATAGCTGGTCAACAGAGCGGCTGTCCGTCTACGCGACGCAAGACCAAATATTCATGTGGCCCGCAGGCCAGCTATCCCGCACGCTTGGCCCTAGCGGCGACTTCGTCGGCAACCGTCCAGTGTTGCTCGACGACAGCACGTACTTCCGCGACCCCGGCACGGGCGTCAGCTACGGCATCAAATTCATCAACCAGCAGCAGTATAACGGTATCGCGGTCAAGACCGTCACATCGACATACCCGCAGGTTATCTTCGTCAACATGACGTTCCCTGACATTGAAATGTACATCTACCCGCGGCCTATCCGCGAACTGGAATGGCACTTCATTTCGGTCCAAGAACTGACCCAGCCTGCAACGCTGGCGACAGTGCTGCATTTCCCGCCCGGCTATTTGCGTGCGTTCCGCTATAACTTGGCCTGCGAAATGGCGCCTGAGTTTGGCACGGAACCGTCGTCGCAAGTCCGCCGCTTGGCAATGTCGTCGAAGCGTAACATCAAGCGCATCAACAACCCTGACGACATCATGTCCATGCCGTATAGTATTGTGGCTACACGTCAGCGGTTCAACGTCTACGCTGGGAACTATTAATGAAGACGCCGATCTTGGGATCGGCGTATGTCGCTAGAAGCGTCAACGCCGCCGACAACCGCATGGTTAACCTGTTTCCGGAGATTGTGCCGGAAGCGGGCAAGGAGCCAGCGTTTCTTCAGCGCGCGCCCGGCCTCACACGGCTGGCGACCGTCGGCATTGGCCCGATCCGCGGTATGTGGACATATGGCAATTACGGCTACGTCGTATCTGGCCCTACGCTGTATCAAATCGACAGCAACTGGAACGCTGTTGCTAAAGGCACTGTGGGGGGCACTGGCCCTGTCAGCATGGCTGACAACGGGATACAGCTATTCATCGCCGCTAACCCGCAAGGCTACATCTACAATGCCAACACGGACGCGTTCCAGCAGATCACCGACCCTGATTTCCCCGGAGCGGCTACCGTCGGTTACATCGACGGCTATTTCACGTTTAACGAACCCGGCACGCAAAAAATCTGGGTGACGTCGCTGCTTGACGGCTTGTCTATTGACCCGTTGGAGTTTGCCAGCGCCGAAGGCAACCCTGATGATGTTGTCGCTATCTTTGTAGACCACCGCGAAGTGTGGGTGTTCGGCACCAACTCGACCGAAGTATGGTACGACGCAGGGCTACTCGACTTCCCGCTGACGCGTATCCAAGGCGCGTATAACGAACTAGGCTGCGCGGCGCCGTACAGCATCGCCAAGATGGACAACCAAGTCTACTGGCTGGGTAAGGACGCGCGCGGTCAGGGGATCGTCTACAAGGCTGCCGGCTACATCGGCCAGCGCGTATCGACGCACGCTATCGAATGGCAGATGCAGGAATATGCCGATCTATCAGACGCAACCGGCTACACGTACCAGCAGGACGGCCACAGCTTCTACGTTCTAAACTTCCCCAGCGCCAACACCACATGGGTGTATGATGTCGCCACCGGCGCATGGCATGAGCGCGCGTCGTTTGCCAACGGCCAGTTTAACCGCCACCGTGCCAGCACCCAGATGTTCTTCAACAACACTACGGTTGTCGGCGATTACCAGAACGGCAAGATTTACGAGTTTGACCTAACCGTATACGCCGACGATGGCGCACCGCAGAAATGGCTGCGGTCATGGCGCGCGCTGCCGACCGGCGCTAACAACCTCGCGCGTACTATCCAGCACGCCATGCAGCTTGACTGCGAGACGGGTGTGGGCCTGAACTTAGGCCAAGGCAGCGACCCGCAAGCCATGCTGCGTTGGTCGGACGACGGCGGCCACACATGGTCGAACGAGCATTGGAAGTCGATGGGCAAGATTGGCCGGTCGGGCTACCGCACCATTTGGCGTCGCCTTGGCGCGACGATGAAGATACGCGACCGCGTCTACGAAGTGTCTGGCACCGACCCCGTACGGATTTACGTCATGGGCGCTGAACTGCTACTTAGTGGGACGACTGCCTGATGGCGTATTCGCCGATCAACCCTACCCAGCTAACGCCGCC